ACGGCGATGAAATTTGTTATATGCCATTCGTCTGGACGGCGACTCGCGAGATCGAGTGTGATTAAATAAGGATAAAGATATGGATTACTTGTTGATTTTTATTTTTGTCGGGCTGTTCGTGCTTGGCTATTTGTTGGCACAGATACGCAACTTTGTATCTACCGAAACCATTAAGCGCGAGAACGAGCGGCTCAATGCAGAGCTCACCCGCCTTACTGATCGCGACAGCCGTGGTCGTTTCAAGGGCGATAAGTAATGCCGATAGTAAGCAGACCTAAACGAGTATGGACACCTGAGAAGGACGCTCAGATGCTGGAGTATTATAAGCATGGGCTAAGGCCGGCCTATATGGCTGAGCAAATGGGGCTGACGGTTGCGTCCGTGGAGTGCCGCTATAGGAAACTGAAGAAGGGAAGAGCCGATGACGGACACATTTGAATATCGAAAAGAATACAAGCTGACCAAGGGATATAAGGTTGAGTTTGCATTGGATGCAAGCGCTGGGCCGATGGCTGCATTGCAGGCTGAGTGGTCACCTAAAGTGCCGCCACAGAAAATCGTAAAGGGTAAGTTTCTGGAGGCGTATCGAAACGCCCGTAATGATTTCATTGGGTCTCTTGGTTTAAAAACACTGATCATAGAGCAATAGAAATGATTAAAGAACGCATCGAGGCGCTGCGTAAGCGCGAGGCTGTATGCTGGGATATGTCTGAGGTGTTCCTTCACGCCAAGGACGCACATGGTTTGCATGACATGGGTGTCGAGATCCAAGGCATCCACCGGGCCATCCGCGAACTCGAACATCTTTTACGCCAGTAAAGGAAACCTATGGTTCAGCTTAGAGACTACCAAGAATCAGCCGTTCAGGCTGTGCGCGACAGCTTTCGCGCTGGGCATAAGAAAACCCTGCTCGTTTCCCCTACGGGATCGGGCAAGACGGTGATCTTTAGCTACATCGCAGCAGGCATGGCGCAGAACAACAAACGAATCCTGATCGTGGCGCACAGGCGTGAGCTGCTCAAGCAAATCAGCGCAGCATTGAAGAGGGTAGGCGTATCACACGCCGTCCTAGCTGGCGGAACTCCGGGCATCCCTATTGCCAATGTGGTGGTGGCATCCGTGTTCACACTGGTGCGGCGCATGAAGAGCATGAAGCCGTTCGACCTTATCATTGGCGACGAGGCGCATCACTTTACGCCTGACAGCAGCTGGGGTAAGGTCGTCGCCGGCTTTCCGACCGCTCGCGTGCTGGGCGTTACGGCTACGCCTGCGCGGCTCGACGGCAAGGGCATGGGGCAGATGTTCGATGACATGGTGATGGGCCCTACAGTTGCTGAGCTGACCGCTCAGGGCTTCCTATCCCAAGCCGTGGTCTATGCACCAAGCGCACCGGATCTGGGCTCTGTGGGCACGCGCATGGGCGATTACGTATCAAAGCAGCTGGAAGACGCGATGGACAAGCCAATCATCACTGGCAGCGCGGTCAAGCACTATAGCAAATATGCCAATGGCAAGAAGGCAATTGCGTTCTGCGTCAGCGTCAAGCACGCCAAGGATGTAGCCGAGGACTTTCGTAAGGAAGGGCACGCAGCCAGTCACATTGACGGAGGCATGGATGAAGCTGAGCGCGATGGCGTTCTTAAAGCGTTCGAGGAAGATAGAATTCAGATCCTAACCAGCTGCGATCTGGTAAGCGAGGGCTTCGATCTGCCGTCTGTTGAGGTCGCGATCCTATTGCGCCCGACGAAATCTCTTGGATTGTATCTGCAGCAATGCGGTCGAGCAATCCGTCCGCACCCTGATAAGGAACGAACAATCATTCTAGACCATGCTGGCAACACTGCAAGGCACGGCTTCATTGATGATGAGAGGGACTGGAGCCTTGCTGACGGGTTCGTTGCAAGCCGTGGCAAGAACGATGAGAATGTTGTCTCAGTCCGGACATGCCCTGCCTGCTTTGCGGTTCATAAGCCAACGCCTACATGCCCAATATGCGGCCACGTTTACCCTGTCATGGCTAGAAAAGTGAAACATGTAGATGGCGATCTGGTTGAGACGCGCCGTGATGGTGAGGCAGAAAACGAAACGGTTGAAGATGCGCTGCAAAAAAAGTTTCGTGTTCTTACTAGCGTTGCCCGTAAGCGAGGCTATAATAACCCGACGCAGTGGGCATTCAATGTTATCTGCGGGCAAGAGGCATCGCGCCTTGCCAAGAAGGTTGGTATGAGAGATGCGCAGACAACCAATGGTTTGACGGAAGGAGAGAGGGCTTCGATATGGAAAATGACGGCGGGGAAGGCCAAGAGTTCCGTTCGGTAATAGTTCCGATCTCCCTCATCCATGCACTGACATTTGAAATGCTGCACGTTATTGATGAGTGGCATGAGGCCAGAGGCATTGTTGAATTAGATGGCAACAGATGCTTTGTCGCGATGATGGCATCTGTTGAGGCCGCAATGGAAGCGCTCCACAACGAATCTGGGAAAGCAACAATCCAATGAGAGAGGCTGTAATCCAACAGGACATCCGCGTCGCTCTGGGCCAGAGGCAGGACATCATGATGTTCCGCATTAACGTGGGCAAGTTCCGACCGCTCGATGGTGGGGCCCGTGTCATCCAGTCCGCACCTGAAGGGACGCCCGATCTACTTGGGGTCATAACGCCGGGCCGAGCGTTCGCTATCGAGGTCAAGACCGAGAAGGGTAAGCAGCGCCTTGCTCAAGCAGCATGGCAGAGTGCGTGGGAAAAGCGCGGCGGGATATATATTTTAGCCCGATCTGTAGAAGATGTATACAAGGGGCTTGACATCACTCCGTAGACATCTGTATGTCATGTGTAGGCCGACTAGATACGGCCATAACCGGAGAATAAAAATGGCTATAATTCAAGTACGTGACCAGAGGCACTGGCACGAGTTGCGTTCCCAAAACGTTGGTGGGAGCGATATTGCTGCATTGTTTGGGCTATCGCCCTATTCAAGCCGCTGGCAATTATGGATGGAGAAGTCTGGCAAGCTGCCGCCGGAGGACATCTCAGGCAATAAGGCCGTGCAAGCTGGCACGTTTCTTGAAAGCGGTATTGCAAACTGGGCGGCGCACCGCTGGTCAATGGATCTGACGAAGGTCAATGACTATTACACAGTCGATGACTGCCCCGGCATGGGTGCGTCGTTCGATTACATCGCGCACACTGGAGCGCCCGTCGAGATCAAGTGGTCTGCCCGTGGCTATGGCTGGCGCTATAATGGCGAAGAGATCGATGAAGCGCCTGAGAACTATCTGCTTCAGGTGCAGCACCAGCTGGCTTGCACGACTTCGGATCACGCATGGCTTGTTGCCCTGATCGATGACGAGCCGCGCCGCATGAAGGTTCCGCGCAACGACAACATCATTGATGCTATCAAGCATGAGGTCGCATTGTTCTGGCAGTCTATCGCTGATGGCAAAGAGCCGCAGCCAGACTACACGACCGACGTGGACGCTATCACGAAGCTAATGGGGACGCTGCCTAAGAGTGATATTGTCCTCGATGACGCAGACGCGCTGCTCTTCTTGGACTATAAGACTGCCAAGCAGGATGAGAAGGATGCAGTAGCTCGTGCCGATGAAGCAAAAGCAACGCTATTGATGAAGGCGCGTGCCAAGCTGGAGCTTATGAACACATCGCAAGACAAGGCTTCGGTCAAGTGCGGCGAACACAAGATGACAATCAGCAATGTGCCAAACAATCCCGGCAAGGAAATCACGCCGGACATGGTTGGCACTATGACTGGAAAGCGTTCCGGATACACGGCGGTAAGGATCACCTGATGAAGGATGTTGTTATGATGAGGGTCGATAGGGATCTGCTGGCAAGGCTGCGCGACGTTGCAGCCAAGCACCCGTTAAAGCCTACGCTTCGAGCTGTTGTCGAGCGTGCTATTGAATTAATGATTGATGATTTAGAAGAGGAATTGCAAAATGCAAAGTAAAGAGATTGTTCCTGCCAAGCCGATGGATCGGTTTAAGCAAGAGTTAGTCGCACGCGAGGGCCACCTTCGCAGTCTACTGCCGCAGGCTATGACGGTCGATAAGTTCCAAGCTATCGTAGTGGCTGCTGTCGCTGATAACATGGACTTGCTGGACTGTGATCGTGGTTCGCTACTGAAGGCGTGCCTGAACGCCGCAGAGCTAGGTCTGTCGCTCAATAAGAACATGGGTGAAGCTGACATCCTGAAGGTCTGGGATGGACGCATGAAGAAGAATGTCGCGCAGTTCCGCCCACGATACAAGGGATTGATGAAGCTCGCATTACAGGCCGGTGAAGTTCTGAAGATCGAGAGCCGTCTGGTGTACGAGAAGGATATGTTCGAGGTCGAGGAAGGCATCGAGCCGCGCATCATTCACAAGCATGGCCTGTCTGACCGTGGTGATATGATCGGTGCGTACTGCGTATGGAAACTAAAGAACGGCGAATCACAGTTCGAGATCATGAGCAAGGAAGAGATCCTTTCGATCCGCAACCGCTCATCATCGAAGACCAAGGAAGGCGTCATCGTCGGCCCTTGGAAGACGGACGAAGCTGAGATGTGGCGCAAGACCGTAGTGCGCAGGGCCAGCAAGTATATGCCCCTGTCCACCGAGGCTCAGCGTGCGGTCATGGTTGACAACCAAGCCGAAGGTATCGTCGAGGCTGATGAATACAGCGGATCTGAAATTGACATCACCGACTTCCACGATGTTCCTGCAGCCGAAGCTCAGGTGCAGACCCTTGAGGAAAAGATTGTCGCCAAGGCTAAGACGCCACTGCACATCGATATACTGGAAGCAGGTGATGATGATGAAGGCATGACGGATTGGGATGGGTGGGCGAACACAGCATGTGATCTTGTCGCAAGCCTATCTCCAGAAGAGCGCGAAGCGTGGCGCAAATTGCACGAAGCTATGCTTGAAGAGGCAGAGCTGATGGCCCCACGTAACACTACCAAGTTAATGAAATTTTTTAAGTAGGAGAAAGTAAATGGGTAAAAAGTATGATCTCGTCGTCAAGGTTGGCGAATACACAGATGGTCAAGGCCAGACCAAAGGCCGCTTCAAGAATGTCGGCGTCATGATGGAAGGGGACAATGGCCCTTACCTGCTGCTCGACCGCACGTTCAACCCAGCTGGCGTTGGTGGGAACGAAGGCCGTGAGAGCATCATCGTATCGCTCTATGAGCCTAAGGATGGAGCTGGTCAGCAGCAGGCCCCAGCGGCTAAGTCTGGTGGCTACAAGGCTCGTGACCTAGACGGCGACGACGTACCGTTTTAATTATTCAGGGAGGGCGGCTTACTCGTCGCCCTCTTCTTCCTCGTCAGGGATAAGATCGTCTTCGTCATCTTCGACCAAGATATTCCGGTAAGCCTCGATGTACGCATCCCGCTTTAGCTTACCCACCCTGTCCAACTTCATGCCCGGATACAACTCAGCCTTCATGGCGTTGTTTAACGTCTGCGTTGTGGGAGGCTTGATAGCGCCAGCCTTATTCCCTGCATCAATTTGCTTTTGATATTCATCAGCTATGAGCTGCTTCTCTTTATCAAATTCGGCGCGAATCTTTTCTGCCTTGGCGGTCTGCCCTGCATTATCTGCTTTAGTTGCATCCGCCAGCATCTTGCCAAGGCGAAGTGTATTTCTGCGTTCCGCATCGCGGGTTGATGTCTTAATGTTTTCTCCGGCCTGTTTAGCCTGCGTTTCACGCGCAATGTCAGTCGACTGGAATCCAAGGCCGCGTTTAAATTGTTCTTTAAGGGGAATATCTTCAGGTGCTTTTACAAGTGTGCCGTAGCGCGTCCTAACGCCTTCTGTCGGATACTGCACAAAGCCCTTCAAAAGATCTGATGGGCCCTTACCAATAAACGGTGACACCGCTGCCACATAGGCGGCTATCGGCTGCACCCCTGATTGGCGACGATCAAGGTACTCTGAGATTTTTAAAACGCTAGTCGAGATTGCTGGAACAATCGCAAGCCCATCATTAAATTCAGGAATGACGGATGTAAAACCAACGCGCTCACTAAGATTTAAACCAAGTAGAGATCTGGATGGCCCGCGCAAAATTGCCTCTGCATCTCGGCGGGCGTCTTCTCCGCCACCAAACATATCAGCCAGCATTATCTGCGCTTCAGTGCGCATGTCTAATTTTTCCCCAAAAAGTCTATTATAAATAAACTGGAAAATATTGATTGCATCATCGCCAAACGGGATTGCATATAGCAAGCCGGATACAGTCCACATCGTCATGATTGTGAACATGGCTGCAATCTTACCGCGAGGCCCTTGCCTACGCAGATTCTCAGCCAGAAGGAACATAGTTTGCAGGGCGTACTGGGAAAACTGCAGAAGCACGCCTCCGGCCCCGCGCATGACAGGCGGCTTCTCAATCTGACCGCCCATGAATGTGGCTGTCTCAACCATAAATTCAGCAACATCATAAGGATTTGATCCTTCCTTGATGATGATCTTGGCCCGTTCGTTTTCGCCGTAGGCTTCCTGCCAGTTCTTCAGGGCCTTAGCATCCTTGGCGTAGCGGTACGCCACAATGAACGCAGCTACCTTGTTCATCTCTTCAGTGACGGAGATAACACTTGATCCGTATTGGAAATAACGACTGGCTGTTCGTTTAATTCCGCCACCACGGGATGCCATAACTTGGCTCTCGATACCCATAAGTTCTGGGTTCATCTGGGCCCGGACAGTGCCGCGCTTGTTTGCAAGAATAAGGGCCTCGCGCTCATCATCCGTCAGGCCCGGTATTGAGTTAGGATCAACGTGCATCCCATAACCAACCTGCCCGCGGAATCCAGCTATGACCTGAGCTGACATCTTATAAATATCGAGGCCAGCCGAACCCTTCATGATTGTCATCTGCGGAGCGGTAATTGTCCAGACAGACATGGCATTGACTGATGAAGAAGCAATGCTTGCCCACATGGAGTTAAAGAAACCAATAGTCCTAAGCCCACGGAACATGGCATGCTCAGGGCTATCCACATATTCGTCCCACTTCTCAGCATATTTACGTTCAGTGTCATTCACGTTTCGCTTTAGATCATCAAACGCTTCAGAATATTCCTCGCGATACATCCGGTGTGAAACCGTTGACGCAACAATGCGGTTGTAATCGAGCAGCCGATCCGTGAAGTTCGTATCGTAGCCGGGAATGTCGCGAGACTGCTTCATGTAACTGGAGATAAGGTCTTGCATCAGAACAGAACGCACGCTCTTTGGAAGGCCTGCAATCACGCCCCGCGCAACTTGTTGCGCATTCGCAGCACTGAGGCCTCCGACAGTCTCTTGAGAGAACATACCACCCATCGTCCGGTCAAAATAATCCTTAATGATCTTTCCGGCATTGGCATCCATAAGGCTGAGCAACTTATCTAAATTAGATAAATCATCGATAGATAGTCGCTCGTTTGTGTCTGCGGCTTTGCGACTCACAACAATCTTGTACCCATCACTAGCTGGGTACTTCTTCTGGATCTCAGCAATCTTAGCATCTATATTGGGGTCTGGAATCCTCTTTGCAATCTTCGGCCCAACCAGCTCTTTCAGCCAGCTAAGGCTATCTAACATGAAGAAGGCCCCGCTATCTATCGTACCGTCAGGGCCATAGACCATGATGCGCGTATCACCCGAACGCATAAATGGGATATACGATATGAGGCGCTGTGATTCGATAGCATCAAACAAGCGTAGCAGCTCGTCACGGAAGGTGTCGTCCTCAACCCCTTCCTCAATACCTTTACGACTATATTCACCATTGTAACCAAGCCCAGCTAGTTTAGACTTGGCATCCAATGTAAACCGGCTATCCAGATAGTCCCGCATCTCGTGCAGCAAACGAGTTTCATTTGCGTCCAGCTTTAATGTCTGACCGGGCTTTGATAGCTCTGGAATAAATAATCGCTCAGTACCGTCCGCGCCTTGTCGCCGAATCTCACGAGTTACGATAGCAAAGTTACGGCCAGTATCACGCACAGCAGTTCTGGATAGACGCAGATACTCCATAACCGCATTAATCTTTTCTTTAGATTCCTTCGGCAGCTGGCCCACTTCGTGCAGCATACCCTCATAGTCAGCCATGAGAAGATTGCGCATCTTGATCTTGTCGTTGGTAGCCTTGTGCATCCGCGCAAAGAATTTACTTTTGCGGGCAACGGCAGTCGCGGGGCGAACCCAAGATGTCCAAAATGATATATTGCTAACCGGATCTAAAAAGACCGGGGCCTCCGGTGGATTGTCCATAGCGACATCAGCTATATCAAGGGAGCAATTAGATCCTATCATTAGTCACACCCTCGGTTATCTTTCTGCAAGTCAGCGCCTTCGCCATTGATCTTATCGTTGGGTTCTTGAGCTTTGGCAACAGCATTACGCATCTGGTCAGGCGTGCCGTTGGTAAGTGCCATCATTATAGCGGCGCTCTCCTCACGATAGAGCTTGTCCCACTTCTTGAACGCTTCATCATAGACTTTTTCAAGCTGATCGTACTCTTTTTCATACGCCTTCCGTTCCTTTGTCCGGCGATCCTTGTAAGCCCGGTCATCGTCAAAGGCTTTATCCAAAGCCTGACGGGCCACCCTCATTTCACGCTCAGCCTTTTGGACTTCAGTCTCTAGCTTGTTTTCGTTAGCAGGCTTTAATGAAGCGCCAGCAATGGCCTTGAGGTCAGCGATCTTAATTTCAAGGTCATCGATCCTATCATTAAACTTAGCCGGCGCATTGTCTGCAATGTCATCTAAGCTATTGAGAGCCCTGTTCAAACTGCCAACGATCCGCCGCGCTATCTGTGGAAGGCTAGACGACTCATCCTTCATCGCTTTTTCTAGGTCATTGAGAATAGTCTCTAGCTCGCTGAGCTTTTTATCAGCACGCTTATCGTCAAGGGGCGTGATGTCTCTAAGATCTCCGGGCTTCTCTTCAAGCATCTGGTCCGAAACAAACTTGCCATCACCCTTCGCCAAGCTATCCAACGCCTTAATGATTGGCGCGTTTGAATCCAGCCCAAAAAGTCCCTTGATCTTTATCGAAAGCTCACGCAGCCAATTCTTTAAGCGACCAAGCAGAGAACCCTGCACCTCATAGCGACCCCGCATAATTTCAGTGGCGTTAACAGCCCAGAACTCTGATGGGTTTACATATTGGTAAAGCCTACCGTCAACGTCTCCATCTGAAATTAAATTGGTTGCAAATTTAAAAGCCTCACTGGGGCTTAAATCTTCGCCGTTCAGATTTACCTTCTCTTGGTTATGGAATGCACGGATAGCCTTAAAGAACAAGGCATCCTTCTCGTTCTTGCCCTCATAAGGAAGGCGCTCAACTCTATCCAAATCCTTCGCCCAAGCCCGTTTGATTGCCATGCGAATATCCTGCGGCATCATACGCTCAAGGTGATGCATGATTTCATGGACTGTGGTGTCGTCGTTGGTATGGCCTTTCACCAAATACATGACGCGAGACAGGACTTTGTAAAATCCTGAAGATCTGCCCTCCTCAGACGGTTTGTTTACAGAAATCCCAAGATCACCAAGTAGCCATTCATTACGCAGAATAAACCACTCAGCAAAAGCCACTTCCTCTGCAGATAGATTGCCCATCCGCTTCTGCTCAAGGAGAACCGACCTGATCCTATCAGGGCCACGCACCTTCAGCTTTCCAAGGTCTTCCCAGCGCTTCCAGTTCTTAGCGTCTTCAATGAAGTCAGAGTAAGACGCTACCTCATAAGCAAATTCTTTAGCGTCTATCTTACCATCAGCCCAAAGTTTCTTTAACTTGGTAACACCACGGGACAACGATGGAACTTTTCCGCCTTCGTCAAGAATTTCCCTTCGACGCTTGGGCGAAATCGGCTGGATGCTGGCATACAAATCAGACTGCGGAGCGCCCTCACCTTTATCTATCCGCTTCCAAATATCCCGAGCCGATGGTGTCTCTGACATTCCAAGCATGTCGGGCTCAGCCTGCTGAACAGCGGCGACTTCCGTATAAGCCTTTAGCTTTTCAGAAATAGCTTTGCGGCTGAGAATGCGGGAGACATCATCGTTGTGGAACGCGAGAAGGATCTCCCTCACAAACGGATCCATTGGCTCAACCATGTCAGGGCTGCGCAGCTCGAATGCAACGCTGTTGCCGCTGGCCTTGATGTCTGATGCAGTGCCGATTGTTTCCATCAGTTTGTTGGTGATGTCGTATTTCTTATCAATCTCACCAGCTTCGATAGCCTGCTGGAAGTTAATCCAGTCCTTCGACACATCGACCAGAGAGTTGGTCAGTGTCTTGGTGTCATCGTCATTGCGCTCCATTGCCTTACTGATGAATATCTTAGACGCCCGACTAGAGTCACCATAAGCCTTGTAAAGCAACGCATTCTCAATACGCTTCAGAGTCTGAGCGTTAACCTTGCCCTTGTCATCCATTGCGTTCTTGCGCTGCTGCGTACTCATTTCAGCAATGAATGCCGAAACAAATGCGTCGTTCTTTACTGCGTTCAAATCGCCGCCATTAAACTTTGCAAATACTCCGGGCGTGAGGATGTCACTTGCGTCCTGCGCGGCCTGCTCAGGCGGGGAGAGTGCAGCCTTATCATCTTCATTCGAGGCGGTAACAAACTTGCGCTCATTAACGTCTGACATGAGACGGCGCACCAGAACTGGACGCTCGATGCCCTCGATGTCGTAGCCCTGTTCACGCAGGGACTCTTTATATTTTTCAACCTTGTCTGGATGAAAACCATATATTTCTTGAAGGCCCATTGTGCGGCCATTGCCGCTAAGAATGATATTGTCTTTGTTGATGATCGGTGCGCCGCGATCTGTTTCTGGGTGTTCGACAAGTCTATCTGGATCAAAAGTTTTAACAAAATCGGTAATGAACGCACCGCTTGCTGGCCGACTGCGGTCGCGGTTCTGAAGTTCATCTTGAGCAAACTTGATGTTGTCCAGATCCTGCAGCTCATACTGCACATCAACTTTCTCGCCTGTCGCCGGAATAGTGACACGGGCAGTCTTGCCGATGGCGCGTGCTGCAGCTGGAGGTGGCGGTGGAAGTTCAGATTCTTCGGCAGCCTCAGACTCTCCAAAGGTATTAAAGTCAGCAGCTGCCCGAAAAGGAACTTTACTGGGCTTAGAGGAAGGAGCTAAAGCCTTTCTAAACCGGGCTACACTTTCCGGGTCATTTGGATCAATCTCAAATCCGCCCTCCATGTCTCCGGGGATGTTGTCATTTGTTGCCTCGTTGACAAGATAATTTAACTCCATCTGCTCATCGGCAGTGCGAGTACCAATTTGGCTTAGAGAGAATTTAAGGTCTGGAATGCTACCTTTGGCCCGGAAGTAATTTGCCGCCGCACGTTGGGAGTCATCCCACGCCTTGTCGTGCCCACGGAAAAACATTTCCGTTTCTTTTTCCGACATGTTCTCAGGGGTTTGTTGCTCCGCACGATAGACGCTGTTGTAGAGATCTTCAGCCTCTCCCCATTCTTTACCAAGTCTCTCTATCTCCTGATTATCGACAGCTTTCGTTGCTGCAGGCGGTGGCGGAGGTGGCGCAGCAGTAGGCGTAGGCTGTATAACCTCACCATCTGGAGCCGTGAATGGCGTTGTACGTGCAGCGTCCACTAACCGTTGTGGATTTTCAGCAAGAGCCCGCGCCACAATCTGTCGATCATCTGGGTTTAAATTTCTGCGCAGAGCTTCAGGTATGTCACTAACCTTGAAAGGTACACCCTCTGCAATCTTGCTTTCAATTTCCGGCAGCATAAACATGTCACGCAATTCCGGATGGAACTTACCCATGATACGTTTTAGTTCGGCGTCAGTATCTTCAGTTGGTTCTGTAGCCGCCGCTGCTGCTGGCTTAATATAACGCGCATTAATCGATGCAATGTTCTGAAGGGCATCTTTGCGTGCTGCTTCAAGGTCAGCAATCTGTAGCGCGTACTCTTCTGCCGTCTCTGGATCCATGCCCTCATAGGCATTTTCTGCACGCTCTGCTGCCATGCTCGAAAGATCGTAATCCAGACGGTCAAGAAAATCCTGCTCTTCCTTGAGTGCCAAAGTATCTTCTGGCGTCATCTTGGGTGATGGTGGCGTAGTAGTTGGTGCAGGCGGTGGCGGAGGTGGCGGTGCGACCGGCTCTGGTTGTACAAGTTCTTGTACAGGTTCAGGCTTAACCGTAAACTTTGGCCTATTAGATCCTATGTCTGTAGTAGGCGGTGGAGGCGATGGTGGGGTTGCTTCATCCGGTGCTAGATCAGGATCTTCTATAAGACGAACATTAGCGCCAGTGGTATCCTCACCAATACGCTGAGCAATTATCTTTTCATCTGACATTCCGGCGTCAACCATAGGGCTGACATCAATTATCTGATCTCCGCGCCTAATATATGCGCCATCAGAACGACGAACAATCATGACCGGCTCAGGGCCATCAGCATCAATCGCGTCATCAATTACATATTCTTTAATGACGGTCTTTGCTGGCGGTGGCGGTGGAGGCGGTGGCGGAGGCGCAACTACATCAGGCAGATCCTCAGTAATATCCATGCCAAAGGCCATGCCGCCCAAGCCGCTCTCTGGCGCAGCAACACCAGCCTTGATTGCAGCCTGAACCTGAGCAGGATCTTCAGAGTAGATTACGCCATCTTCATCTGCAAGAACAACGCTACCGTCTTCATCGATGCCTTGGTATGTGTAGTCCCGTGGCCCAGATGGTTCGTTGAGCGTGACCTTACCACCGACAGGGCCAAGGGCCCTAGCCAGAGCTTCCATATCTGCAGGCGGTGCAGGCGGTGGAGCAGACGGTCGTGAGGGGCGTGAGGATGCCGGAGGCGGTGTAGTGCCATCATCCACCTCCCCCCTATTAAAAGCACCCTGAAGGCCGCCGATAGGGGCAGCGATTGTCGCGCCGCCGATAGCACCTAAAGCACCGGAAGACAGAACATCTTCACCGATAGGAACTTCTGCTGCAGTGCCGAGCTTAGCGACGTTCGTTGCCAGCGTAGCGCCACCTTCTTCAACGAATTCCTGCGGAGCCTCACCTATAACTGCGCGACCAGCTGAACGAAGAATGCCACCCCGCGCTGGCTTCTCAGCAAACGCCAGCTGCTCAAGACCTGTCATTCTGGACGCAGCACCAGACACAGCCCCAGCGCCAACTGCTGCTATCTTGAATGCGCGATCAGCCTCTTCTTGGGTTCCACCCTTAGCAAGCACGTCTTCGTAGGCTTGGCTACCAGCACTAGCCGCATTTATTACGCCACCCGTAGTAGCAACGCCTATGCCGACCTCCTTGGCAAGAAGAGCCTTAGCAGCCTCGCGTCCTGCAACTGGGAGGAATGCGCCCCTTGCAAGCTGTACAGCCTTGCCTCCGCCCATTGGGATAAGCGTAGGTGCAAGCTGACTGGCCACAAACTCAGCAGCCCCTCGTCCCGTTCGTAACGGAGCTTTAACCGTAGCTATTTCACGAGCCGCATCTGCAGAAGTTTGAGGCAAGAACTGACGCGCCAAGGGGCCGACAGTGGGATTGGCTGCAGCTGCCCGGCCAAATACAGAAAGAGCTTGAGAGAATATATCGGGCTTTGCAGTGCGAATATATTCTTGTTGCTCAATAAGATTTTGCTTACTTGCTTCAGGTAGATAGGCATCAGACTCGGTTTTAATTTTCTTACCAAGATCACGGCTCAAAGCGCCAGCCATTGCAATGCCCGGCGCACCAGCATTATTTAACCTAGCAAGGATTGGAGCATATTGCTCTGCTGCCAAACCAACGTCGGATAAAAGAGTTCCAATTCCACCCGTAAACCTCGGGATGACCCCGCTGAGAAACGACTCTTCTTCTTTTTTCTTTGGCTTAGGCTTTGGAGCAGCAGCCGACGAAGGTGGATAATTCTGCCGCATCACCCGCGTTATATCGCTGTCAGACATTCCGTCAGGGAAGTTGACAAGTGTTCCGTCAGGTGCGCGAACTGTGATAGGCATGGTTATTTCAACGTGTTAGTTACGGGATCATACGTGCGTACTTTAGTACCGCCCGCCGGAGCAGCAGCCCTAGCCGGAGCAGCGCTGCCGCCAGAAGGAAACCCATTTTTCTTAACGTAGGCTTCAAATCCTCGCAATGTAATTGGAAAGCCTTTTGCAATAATAGGAGAACGATTAGCGGCTGCTGCAACTTCGTTAAATTTAGCTTTCACTCTTCCATATTGTTGTAATAACTGGAACGTCTGTGGATGGTTGCCATCTTCTTCAGATGCAAGAATTTGTTTTTCAAGTTTCTTTAAGTCCCTCTCAGATCCTTCGGCTTGTTTTGTAGCTTGAGCTTGAGAAGGCGCACCACCAGTACCACCGCCGCCGCCAGCAGGCGGCTGCATGTAATTAAAAGCCTTAGCGCGGCTTTCGTTTAATGCAGCATCAATCACAACTTGCGCATTATTAGCCTTAACTTCAGCTTCTTTTGTTTCAGCCGTCAGTTTTTGCAGTTTAAGTGGTGCTTCAGCCAAATTATTTACGCCTTCCTGCGTGAGATTCGCAAACCTCATTTCACCTTCAGTTAATGTTGCTCCAGCATTGGCACGATTAATTGCATCGGCACGAGCCTTCTCAATCAATTCACGATTCTTCATGATAAGCGCATCACGCTTTTCTTCAATGGTGCGACGAGATTCCTCACCCGCATTACGAGCATTTGTGTAGCTTTCATTTCCAGCCACCAGTCCACGAGTTAAAACAGAGGCAAATTTCTCACCGGCCTTTGCGCCTGCAAGCGCATTACCAAATGCAATTAACGCATCGCCCGGAGCTCGCTTACGTGCTTGCTTAACCAACTCTTCTTCGCGGGTAAGCCGATTGGTCTGACGTTCCAACACAGCTAGGCTTTCCGCATCGACAACTGCAGCTTCTTCAGCATCGACCATAGCTTTTAACTTAGAAGCTACGCCAGATTTAATTTGTATGCCATAGGTGATATTAGCATCAACTGGCCGGCCTTGCGCCGTTAGCGTATCCCGCTGCGCCGTTAGCTGCTCAAGTTCAGCCTGCACAGCTTCAAGTTGTGGCCTTAAACGGGATGTGAATTTTGGCTTTTCTGGAGTTTCAGCCGTACTCAAAGCTGCAGCTATGGGGCTGGGCTCTGCAGCTACCTCAGGTGGCCGCGCTTCCGGGCTTGCACGTAATCCGGCAACAAGGTCATCCACCCGTGCGTTAGCCTGCTCTGTAGCAGCAGGGGTTAGAGGCCGCCCTGTGCGTTCACGAACTTCCTGTGCGCGCCGGTAAGCGTCAACATCAGCACCCGGAACCATATCAGCAGTCGGCTTCGGAGCCAACAACCGAGCAACCTGCATCGGCGCTGGAGAAGCCGGAGTGACCAGCTTAGCTGGAAAAATGCTTGAAAGATTACCAACAGCACCAGCGCCCGGATCGCCCATGCCTTCAGACGCCATGATCTGCGCAATCAAATCATCAACAGCCATGTTCTGCAGTTCAGGCCTCTCCGACCGCAACTGCAGCGCTCTCATCCGTGCTTGCTGAGGTGTCATCGCCATCTTATTTTCCCTTCAGCCATCCAAGCCCGTGCATCGGATGCTTGATGTTACGCTTGCCATCGGCGTTGATTGGGCCGCCTTCCTTCTTCTTTACCCCAAACAGATTCGCCAGCGTGCCAATACCCGTTGCCACAGCGCCGATGTTTGCTGCGGTATTACTTACGCCCGGCTCCTGCTTATAAACACTACCGGAACCCTGTGCGCTTGGTGTACCGACGAAATTTTGAAAGCGCATCGCTTGGTTGTAATCATAATCGCGCTGGTTCGTAAAATCTTCTCGCATCAAATCAAGCGACCGCTGCTCCATCCCGCGTTGGCTCTGTCCAGCCGCCTCAAGAGCCGCCGTATCTGTACCAGCCAAGCTCTGCACATCACGACCAAGCGACTGCGCCCGCTCAGCAGCCGTGAGATAGCGACCGGCCTCAGTGTTGAACTGACCCATGCCGCTCTCATAACCCTTCTGCATAGCCTCGTTCTGGGCCGACAGAGCAGCCGCATTTGCATCGCGAATAGCGCGTCCTGTAAACTCAGCGCTCCGGCTACCACCAAACGTACCGCCACCAATGAATGTCTTGTTCACCTGAGGCAGCAGATTCTCATACAGGTTCCGACCAGCCGCAGCTCCAATACCAGATACGACATTCTGGGTGTATGGATTCATATAACTAGACGCGACACCGGGATCCGTGAACGATTGCGTGCCGCCTGCGATATAATTACCAGCAGCCTGCGTGTAAGGCTTGTAGTTCCCGACGTTCTGGGATGTCATCTGATAGGCTTGCTGCTCCTGTGGGGAGAACTCAGCAATCCGTGGGCCGGCAGTGTAAGGCTGATAGTCAGCAGTCGTGGCGGTGTAGCCCCGCTCAATGCTCTTGGTATAAGCATCGACGAGCCACTGAGGTAGCTTAGTCTCTGTGATGGTTTGTGTGAGAGCCATTATACCATTCCTCCAACAGCTTTAAGCATTCTATCTATACCCTTCTGGGGTTTTGCAATCTTTTTTACGTCCTTGCGGCCAGCTTGTTGACGCACCATTTGGCGCATTTTGTCAAGACGTCGCACGCCCTCATCAGTAGATCCATCACCAAGGTCAGCCACATCCTGAGCGCTCCAAACATATTCACCATCCGATAGCCATGCAGGAATCTTATCTTCCTGACCGCTACCTATACCTTTCACCTGTCCGGGGCCTTGGTGACCACCGTTCTTATGATACTCTACAAGATGCTTTACCATATCATCCTCGATTTCGCCGCCTTCTTTTTTGCCGGGGGCAGCGGCGGGAGTGGTATTAGTATTTGTAACCGGAGTTCCGCTTTGAATTAATTCTTCGCCGGTTATAGGATCTCTCGTAAAGAACAGATACTCTGTCTCCTGATCTCCACCCGCACGGCCATACGTTGTTGGCGTATAAGGATAGCGGCTACCAGTTCCGCCCGTTCCACCAGTTCCGCCAATACCGCCGGTAAGCGTTGGCCTCAGTGTGGATTTCACAAAGTTCAGGCGAGTGGTGTCTCGCGGTAACGTACCGCCATCGCCGCCGCCACCGCCTACAGCGCCTGTTACCAGCGGGACTAGGGTGGATGCAGCGCTAACTAACTGAGCAGCATCCTTTATTTTTTCTAAGGTGGTTTTTTCGGTTAGCGCAGGATCTGGTTTTAACGCGGGTAGCGTGTCACTAACCGTACTAAGGCCGGGATCCAAATTGACAACAGCGGGCTCGGTTTTATTGCCAGTAACTTTAATTTCGTCTGTTGCTGGGTCGTTCTCCATATCCGACACCCTGTCAATTACAGCAAGGTCAAGGGGTGTCAGGTTCACAGAGCCAGTAGCTTGCTCAACCTTATTTGCTGTAGAGACGATGGGATTATTTGCAAATTCAGCTATGCCAGCGGCTACATCCGGTGTCAGGTTCGTACCGCCAG